CGAGTCTAACGCATCTTATACAGGCAATGATTATACTTCCCGTACTACTGATCTACACGTAGGTTACGAGGGAGAGGTTAACGATCTTGGATACTACATTCAAGGTGGACCAGCTCTCGTCAACGGCGACGCTGTAGACGGATCAAGTGAATTCTCAGGTAAAGGTGGTCTAACCATTGCAGCCTCAGAGAATTTCGATGTGTATGGAGAAGTATCATTCATCACTGATGAAGATGCTGACAATGCATATGGCACCAAGATAGGTGCTAAGTACAAATTCTGATGTCTCCGCAGCGGAACTGCGAGAGGTCAATTAACCTATAACATTTAAAAACCATGGCTTTTAATGCTAATGCTACAAGTGGTGGAGTTGTATACTCACCACAGGAACCACTAACTAAAGTTGTAACTGCTGATGTATCAGTTGCTAGCTCTACTACACTTGTAGATGTAAGCGATTTAGATCTTAGAGTTGGTAAGTACGAAAGGATTAACTTTAAGTACACCATCTTCTATAACACAGCTGCAACACCTGACTTCAAGTATCTCATTGATACCCCTGCAAGTCTCACTACATACCGCGTAGCTCAGAATGGTTGCGACCATGCTGGTGCTGCTCTAGCTTCTATCATTACTGCAGAAGGTTCAGCGATTGCTATCACTGCATCTGGTACTGATGGATGCCTACAGTTGACCGGTACTATTGAGAACGGTGCAACAGCTGGTGACCTTAAGTTCCAGTTCGCTCAGAACACATCTGATGCTACCGCTGCTAAGGTACTAGAAGGTTCTAACGTACAATACTACCGCTTCTAATTAGCGGAGGGGGAGAGGCACCTCAGAGTCGGACCTCTCCTTCATTGGCTTTTGGCCCGTACGCGGATACCCTTAAGCTGTCTAGACGGTGGGAAAGACCACAAAATATTCGAAAAAAATTATCTCAAACGTTTGAGAGTCTGTAAACTTATACTACTCTCGTACTAACAAATGGCTAACGCCACGCAATCAGTACTTGGCGCCCTGAATAAGGCGGTATCAAATACCGCAGGTTCACAGGCGTATAATACCAAGTACGCAACCTATTTGAGGCTGTTCTCAGGTGAGCTATTTAAAGCTTATGAGTCAGCTACGATTGCACGTGATACTGTGCAACGCCGTACACTTAAGAACGGCAAGAGCTTACAGTTCATCTTTACGGGACGTATGCAGGCGGCTTACCATACTCCAGGAGAACCAATCCTGGGATCCGGTGATCCTCCAGTAGCTGAGAAGACCATCCAGTGTGATGACCTTCTCATCTCCAGTGCATTCGTTTATGATTTAGATGAAACTCTGGCTCATTACTCATTGAGATCTGAGATCTCTGCCAAGATCGGACACGCTTTGGCTGAGGCTTATGATAAGAAAGTCTTCCGTACAATTGCACTAGCTGCAAGGGAAGCTCATCCTATCACTGCTTCACCTGGACCTGAGCCTGGTGGTACACAGATCAAGTTGGGTGCTAACAAAGAGTATGATGCTCAAGCATTGGTTGATGCCTTCTTCGAAGCTGCTTCAGTACTCGATGAAAAGAATCTTCCAAAGACAGGTAGAACAGCTGTACTATCTCCACGCCAATACTATGCTCTAGTATCTCAGGTGTCTTCCAACATCCTTAACAGGGACTATGGTAACAACCAGGGTAACTTGACATCAGGTGAGGGTCTAGTTGAAATAGCTGGTATCCAAATCAAACGTTCTAACAACCTGCCATTCTTGGCTGGTACTGTTAACGGCGTCTCCGGTGAGAACAACACCTACTCAGGTGACTTCTCTAACCACTGTGGCCTCATCTATCAGCGCGATGTTGCTGGTATTGTTGAAGCAATTGGACCTCAAGTCCAAGTCACAGGCGGGGATGTATCGGTTTTATACCAGGGTGATGTACTCGTAGGACGCCTAGCAATGGGCGCTGGTACTCTTAACCCAGCTGGAGCTATCGAACTTCTTAACAACTAAGGAGGTATATTATGTCAGTTGCTCCTGGCACATGCAAGAAGCAGACCACTACCACAGGTATGGGTACTGCTCGATCTATAACAAAAAACATGCCAAGTCCTTTAGAGTATGGAAGAACAGTACAGTCTGACGGACTGACTGCTCAGAAATACGGGTCTTGCTAAATAAACATATAAACACATGGCCGTTTCCGTAGCAAAAGGGAATGCCGCTGTCTGCACCACAAACGCAGAGCGTATTTCCGTATCAAAAACAAGTGGAGCTGCCGGTGATTCTGCTGTGAAATCAGTAACACAGAATCTACGTGTAGCTTATCCAGGCGTTGAGTGTAACATCACTAACGTCTAATCATAGGGGGGTTCTCACGCCCCCTTTTTTTTATTAATAAATCTTTATACCTATGACTACCACAACCGTTGATATCGATACCGAACTATCCGCAGTCAATGCAATTCTAGGTAGCATCGGTCAATCCCCTATCTCAGGATTAGACTTTGCTAACCCTGAGGTATCGTTCATCTATAACATATTAAAGGAAGTCAACCAAGACGTGCAAGCTGAAGGTTGGTTGTTTAATATGGAATACCACATAAAAGAAAACGTTAACGCTAGTGATAATAAAATAATTATTGAATCTGATGTAACACGTATAGACATGGAGGACGGTCATGATCGTACCCGTGACTTTGTACGTAGAAAAGATAGTGATGGTCTTTGGAAGATGTATGATAGAGTAAACCATACATTTGAATATCCAGATGATGATTACTTCTATGTAAATAAAGTAAGACTACTTAAGTTTGAAGATATACCAGCACCATTCCAAAGGTATATTATATACAGAGCTTCAGGTAGAGCAGCAGTACAGTTAGTATCTAACGCAGGTCTACAGAAGATGTTACAGATATATGAATTACAAGCAAGAGCTGCTTGCATGGAATATGAATGTCAACAAGGTGACCATAACTTTATGGGCTGGCCTGATGAATCTTCTTACCAATCTTATAAACCTTATCAAGCCTTGAGACGCTAATGTCTAGTGTAACGCAAAAGGTTCCTAACTATGTTTTAGGAATGTCAACCCAACCCGATGAAAAGAAAATACCAGGACAAGTTGTTGACTTAGTGAATGGAATACCTGATGTCGTTAGGCAGCTAATCAAACGTCCTGGCAGTCAACTAGTAAATACTTTAACACCCTCCACTGCAGCACATACTAAATGGTTTAGCATTTATACAGCACATGATGAACAATACATTGGACAAGTTGGAGCTGATGGAGCTGTTAAGATCTGGAGATGTAGCGACGGTGTTGAGATACCCGTGGATTATAATGATATTGCTGGAACAAATAAAGCTACTTACTTAGATAACACTGCTTTATCTGATGAGAAGTCTTCTGATATACAAGCACTTACAATTAACGAGACTACGTTCTTTGTTAATAGACGTAAGGATACTGCTATGTTAGAGGGTACAGGTGACCTGTCTCCAGCTCAATTGAATGAAGCCTTTATATCTCTTGATACTATTACCTACGGTAAGCAGTATGCGTTAGATATATTTGATCCAGATGATAATACTACCTTCACACATACTAGAGCTACATCATTAACAATAGAAGAATCTACAAGTTACAGTGGTACTAGTAATGGCGATTGTCTAGGTATGGGCAGAGAGACTGTACCTATCAGTACTGGAACAGATATATTCGGCACCTCACCACCTAACATGAGTGCTGGTGGTAAGTCTAGATTAAGGTATGAAGTAGATACTAGATGTACACCTCAACCTACACCTCCAGTAGATGACAGTTATACATATCATGATACATACCAACCATTCGTAAAGTTACAGTTTGGTGGAGAAGGATGGAGTTCAAGTGGACCAGACTCTCATTCATATACATCAGAAAAAGGTGTTACTACAACAGTAAAAGTTAAGTCTCATCAAACTATTATATCAAGATGTAACGTCGCAGGTGTAAGACCACCGGCTACTTCTTCTACTAACGAAGAGCACGTATCTTCTGCAGGTATATTAGGTGATATAAAATCTACTCTTGACGCTATTAGTGGTACTAACATTACTTGTACTATAGCTGGTAATGGTATTCATTTATACAGACCAACTCCTTTCGGTGTTACAACACCTGAGAAGTCGTTGATGACCATTGCTACAACTGAAGTTAACAACATTGCTGACTTACCACGTACATGCCGACATGGTTATATAGTACGTGTGGTTAATAGTGGTGAGGATATGGATGATTATTACCTACGGTTCCAAGCTGAAGGTATTAATGCAGACATATCTAAAGCTTCTACATACACTAGGTCTGGTACTACAGTTACCGTAACATCTGAAGCTCATGGTTTAGTTAATGGAGATACAGTCTTCATTGACTTTACTAGTGGAGGAGCAGGTGATGGTCATTACACAGTATCTAATGTAGCTAGTAACACTTTCGATCTTGCTGGTAACTCTGGATCAGGAACTATCACTGGTACTAACACATGTACATACACTCCAGCTCGCTTCGGAGAGGGCGTGTGGGAAGAGGTAGCAGCTCCTGGTATCAAGATTAAACTAGATAAGGATACAATGCCTCTGAAGCTTACCAGGGTACTTCCTGGTACGTTCTCTATTAATGGAGGTGGTGCTACTTCATACCCTAACGGTGCATTTAGATTTGGTTATCCAGATTGGGGTGAGCGTGATGTAGGTGATGATATTACTAACTCTGAACCTTCTTTCATAGGTTATCCTATTCAGAAGATGTTATTCTTTAGAAATAGAATAGCTCTCTTGAGTACTGAAAACGTTATTTTATCTAGAGTCAATGACTACTATAGTTTCTGGGTTAAAACTGCTATGGCTATTTCCAATGCAGACCCTATCGATTTACAGTCGAGTTCTAAGTTCCCGACTAAACTCTTTGATGCGATCGAGTCAGCAGGCGGACTAGTTATATTTAGTGCTAGTGAACAGTTCTTATTAAGTTCTGGAGCTGAAGCTTTGCTTACTCCTGAGACTGCTAAGATTGGTTACTTATCTTCTTATGGTTTTAATCCTGATACAGTACCTTTATCATTAGGTACGACTATTGGTTTCTTAAACAGTACAGCAAGGCAAGCTCGTGTCTACGAGATGGCTGGGATCAGTGCTACAGAGGAACCACAGGTACAAGAACAAACCAAGATTGTTGGTGAACTATTTCCACAAAAAACTACTTTAGTTGCTGGATCTACTGAAAACAACGTACTTTTATTTGCAGTGGATAGTACTTTACACACTGCTACAAATGAAGTGTGGGGTTATAAGTGGTTTGAAGCAGGCGGTAAGCGTGCTCAGTCAGCGTGGTTCAGATGGACATTGCCTAACAATGTTGTCTACCATACAATACTAGATGACGTATACTATGCAGTACTAAATACAGGCTCCACATTTACACTGGAAAAATTTGATATCAAATTAACTTCTGATACTCCAATGATTGGTTCTGCTCCTGATGAAAATCGGGTGCATTTAGATACCAAGAAGACTATTGCTTCAGGTGATATAACTTACAACGCAGCTACTGATGTATCTACGTTTACATTAGGTGCAGGCTATTACAGTACTCGTAACCTTTCAGTATACTGTACTTCAGATAGTGATGCTGCAGGTAAGAGTTATGATGTACCAGCATCTAAGATAACTGGTAGTGCTCCAACTCAAACAGTAGAGCTTCCTGGTAATTGGAAGACCTCTCTTAAAGATGGTAGCTCTGTTAATACAGATCTTATTGTAGGCTATGAATATGAGTTTGAGGTAGAATTACCTAAGCTATATATAACCTCAACAAGTGATGGAAAGACTAATTCTACAACTAGAGGATCTTTAGTTATCCATAGAATGAACTTTGACTTTGGAGATGTAGGTGTAATAGATGTAACCTTAAAGAGAAGAGGAAGACCTGATTATACATACACTGTTGAATCATTAGAATGGGATAATGTTAATGCTAGTAGAGCAAATATAGCTAAAGGATACCTACATACTATCCCTGTGTATGATAGAAATGAAAATTTAAATGTACTGATAAAATCCAATCACCCGTCTCCTGCTACTATTCATTCGATGAATTGGGAGGGAGATTATTCACCACGATACTATCAAAGTGTCTGATTACATTCACCCAATAACTGCAGAGGCTGCTATTGAAGTGGCCTCTAATTTAAGAGACGACGATTACAGAGAAGTGAAGGAAGGCCATGGCCACGAACCACTTCTTTATGTTCCTCACTCTGCTTTCAATGGAGACACAGTATGGTTCGAAGTGCCGAACGGTAAGACTGCCGGATTGGCCGGTGTACAAGAAGGGGGTTTAATATGGATGTTGTGTACTAACGCTATCCATGAATTCCCATTAACCTTTGCACGAGAATCAAAACGATTTGTAGAAAGTAGAAAAGAGAAACTTCTTTGGAACATAGTAGATAAACGGAATACCGCTCAACTTAAACATGGTCCTAACCAATTAACCTTTATAGAATTTTGCCGTGTGCGAACCAGTATCAATGATCTCGATGGGCCTGAATATGGCCGGTCAAGTAGCCCAACACGGGGCAGCGACGTCAGCCGCAAGAGGGAGAAACAACGCTAAACTAAAAAACCACCACAGACAGACTAAGGAATATGAAGTAGAAGCTAATCTTACTAATGTAGAATACCTTAGTGACGTACAAGAGCAAGAAGCTGATCAAGACAGGACATACCAAGCTATGATGGATCAATGGTCTGAGACAGATCATCAATTGAAATCCATCTTTGCAGAAAATGACTTTGCTATTGAGGATGCTATTGTAGAAATGCAAAAGAACTCTTATGCTGGAGAACAAACAGGTAGAACTGCAGGAAGATTAGCAGCTAAACCTGTTATGGAAATGGGTCGCAAGAAAGCTAGAGCATTACATAAGAAAATGTTTGCTGTAGACGAAGCAAATATGGCTAAGGCTAAGACTCATCGCGCAGCTAAACATGACTCTCATAAGTTATTTATGGATGTAGCGTTTGCACCAGTACATGGTTTTGCACCTGCTGCACCAGAGATGGAAGCTGGACCTAGTAAGTCAGGATTAATACTTGGATTAGCAGGATCTGCACTTTCAGGTTACCAAGCATATCAAAAGAATACTGCACCAGGTGTAAAAGATCATGAAAAAGTGACAGCTTGAGGTAACCTATGTCAAAATCATATGCTAGAAACATTCAGAGACTGAAGGCAAATCAAGCTAAAGTCTCTGCTCAAGAACAAGGTATTACCACTGAGACCGCTAGAACTAGAGGTGAGTATGAGATAGCTCATGCTAAAGATATAACTAATAAACTCACACCATTCTCTAAAGCTTTACAAGACTGGAAAGATAAGGATATTGAAAAGAAAATAGAAGAAGGTAAAACTGCGTTAGACAAAGCAGAAGCTGATAAAGCTAAACTATTATCAGATACACAGAGAAGGATCTTAGCAATTGAAGAGGAGCAACGTAAAGCAAAAGAAGGTGGTGAATTAGAACTTGATATACAAACCTCTAAAGCACAGGAAGTAGAATTACAAAACCTGAAGAATAAATTACTTGATGAACAAGGTACTGATGGCTATCCTGATGCTGATAGACTAGCTCAGTTATCACCTTGGCAGCAAGTAGGTTGGGTACAACAAGATATCAAAAATAAAAGATTAGCTTTTCCTGATATGTTAGCTCATTCCATGCAGAATGGAGAGGAGAACTTAATTCTTGGTAAGATTCAATTCAATGCTAAAGAAATATCTGGTAATAAATTAGCCTTCCAGATGAAACAGCACGCTGTTCATTACTATGCTGATAAGATTTATAGGAACCTTGGGTTAGATAAATACTCACAGGCTATGCTTGACAGAAGTAAGATAGCAGAGCATATAAGAACTGCTAAAGAAGCTCAGATAGCTAAGCATAGGAAGGAGTATAACATAGAATCTTCTATGAATACTCAGAAAAAAGCTACACTAAACTGGAATGAAGGGCCTAAAACTGGTAAAGATGCAGAGCTATTCATACTTACATGGGGTGGTACTGTTGATACTAAGAATAATAGATATGGTCATGTTGGAGGTTTGAACCAACTCTTCAAAATGTGGACAGAAGAAGGTGTAAAGAATGGTGGCGACAATTCTCAGCTTCAAGTATACCGTGACCTGCCTTTACCTGAAAGTCTAAGACTAAGAGTAGGAGCTAAACCTGGAGCAACCTTTGGAAGTCACTGGCCAAAGAGATTCGAAAAAGCTGAACAAGGTATTATAGATGGGAATACAGCAATTGTTGAGAATAGATTAAAGAACCAAAAGACCGACAAGAAAAAGCTGGAAGTTCAATTTAACGAAGCTAAAATGGCTGCGTATAAAGAAGGGAGATCTTTAAGTCAACGTGAAGTCAACCAATGGATAGATCAATTCCAAGCTATAGGTGAAACTCCCCCTGACTATATTAAAGACTACGTAACTTCTAGTGAGAGACGGGCGGATCTGGACAAGGAAAAGATTGAAAATCATATAAAACTTAATGGTTATATAACAAATGAAGAATTAAATCACTTCCATCCTTTAGCAGCAGGTGAGTTTAGAGAAAAAGCTGATGCATGGGAAAAAGCTAAGCTTACTGATAGTGGTGCTCAGAAAGTAATTACAGGTGCTTTAGACGATACCTTTGCAAACATGGGTGTCAAAGATAGAGAGAAGAGCATGGCTTATCAGATAGCCAAGAAAAATGCTGAAGAAGATTTCCATAAGCAATACGCTGAATATGTTGGAATGGGGATTTCAGAAAAAGTTGCTGTACACCTAGCTTTACATGGAGTTACAGGACTTGGTGAATTACCTGCTGAAGTAAAAACCTATATTCAAGGACGTCAAGGTGTAGCTGAAGAGATCCAGAAAAATGGTGAGAATAGTAAATACACTAAAGCTGGTTTACATATAGAAAACACAGTTGGTGGTGACTTCAAAAGGATGGCTCATGCTATAACAGTTAAGAAAAATATGCGAGCAGCCAACCAGAAAGGAGTTCTACTTAGACAGACTAAGATTCTAGGTGGTGATTATGGTCAGCAACAACTAGATGCTATTAAAGCAAACATAAAACAATACGGCTTCTACCGTGGTATCGCTATGTCTGAGGAGCATACTCAATTTTATAAAGCTATTATGGCTGGTAGAAATTTAAATGAAGGTGGTTGGTGGGGATTACTCCACGATCAACTCATATTAGATGATCCATCAGGCGGTGGCCTTGAGCGTAATGAAGTAGCTAATTCAATACTACCTCTTCTAACTAGAAAGGTTAAAACACCTGATGGTGAAGAAGAAGATCTTCAAGATGAAGATGGAGTAACAGAAGTATCCTCTCGTGGTATCAATGCTGCTGATAATGGTGCACCCTTACTTGCTTATAACTATATAACTGATGCAGATAATTACTATAATAATAAATCAAATGGTTCAATCTTTGATCAACCAGATCAAATTCCAGCGCACCTAGGAGGTACAGCATAATGGATGAATTTGAATTTCACCCTTCAAACTGGACTCCTGGTGACACAACTTTTGAAAATCCAAACTATCATGAGTTTACGGATCAGGTCATAGAGGATAATCCAGATACAGACTTTAGAACAACAGCAGAAAAAGAACAGGACGCCCAAGCTGAGGCAATATATAGTGAGGACTCACCTGCAAACCAAGCTCTTGAAGAGCAAGGTATGGATGAATTTCCAACAGATGCAGAAGCGCCTCTAGGCTTGAATCCTGAAGACTACGGTGTAGACGAAGAGGCTGATAGTCCATTTGAAGGAGGGGTAAGCCCTTTTGATGCTCCACCTCCTAGTGAAGAGGCTAAACCTCAATTCTCAGAAAAAGAAGAAACGTTTATTAAATCTCACATTCCAATTTCAGAGAAGCAGGTTGCTTTAATGAAGGATTTTGAAGGTGAGCATAACATGGAGCAGGTATTAAACCAAGTTAATACCATACGAAATGATGAAGAATTAACTGCAGTCTTTGACCGTGATGGTGATGGTGAATATACTATCGCTGATAGATATGATCTCAGTAGATTAAATCTAAACCCAGAGCAAGTCCAAGCCTTAAATGAAAGATGGTTGAAAGGTTTAGAAGAAAAAGACTTATACTGGAGATTGCGTGGTATGAGTATACAGAACCAATCTGAAGGCCCATTAGGTGTATTACCTGGTGGTGTACCGCGTATGCTAGTACCATTCTGGGTGACAGATGGAAATATGACTAGGTATATACACCGAAGACGTATGCATGCCTTGACTGAAGATGGTGGTAAAGGCTTCCTTCTAGGTAACGAAGGCATCAGACAGAATATAATTGGCCCAGGTCTTGAGTTAGCTAGGAATACTTTAGGAAGTGTTGAAAAAACAGCATCACTTGTTACTGGTGGTGATTTCATTACAGCAGCAACTCCTGTCACAGACTTTATCTTTAACGATAAAGATCCTATGTCAGCTAACTATATGCGTATGGATCCTATCCAAAAAACATTTGGTGATAGTATTATATCTGAGATTACTTATTACGGTGGTGGAGCTCTTGCAACTTACCTAACTGCAGGTAGAGCCGCTCCAGCGTTGTTATCTCGTGGTGCTGTTATGGCAGGTAGTAGTACTAAAGCAGCTGCTGTATTGAATGCAGGTGCTGGTGGTATGAAATACCTATTTGGTGGTGGAATGCTTGCCAAACCATGGGCAGCTAGACCAGGATTAATAGGATGGATGAAGAATTTAGCTGGACAAGCTTCAAGAGTTGCACCTGCAACTGCACTTGAAACTACATCAACAGCTTTTTTCAGAGATCTTCATGCATCTGGTTTCGATGATATTGATAATGATCATCAAGTCGTTACTCGTCTTGCAAAGTGGTACCCAGAAACTTGGGCATTTGGTAGACAAATGCACGCTGGAATAGAGTCTCCGTTAGGAAAGCAATTAGCTTATACTGTTCAAACAGTAGCCGTGGATGTTGGTTTCACTTTTGGATTGATGGGTGTGTTTAGAGGATTTAGGCATGGTATACCAGGGATAGCTAAAAACTTACCTTGGGGTAAAGCTAATGCTGCACAACTGAAAACTTCTACTTATGCATTTGACTCAACTCACTTTACACAGCCGATAAAAGATGGTAAATACTACTATGATATAGCAAACGAAAAGTCGAAAAATATAGAACTAGCTGCTGAAAGACAGATGCAGACGTTTGATGAAGGACCAGGTAATATATACTACAATCCAGATAATACACCTGCTCAGGATTTCTCAACATACGGAACCCATAAAAACGGACAAGAGATGCCTGGCCAAGGTACTATACCTGATGTAACTAATCCTAGACAAGCGTTGAATGATTTAGATGAGATTGATACTGCTGTTACAATTGAAGGTGGATCTACAGGTCAGTTAATTAACCCAGTACAGCTAAGAGAATCAGTAAGATTTGGTATGGATGATTCTATTAGAAGAGGATTAGTAAATACCTTAATAAATGATCCTGTCTATAAAGCACAAATAAATTCATTACCAAAAGCTAAGCGTACTATTGGGCATATGCACGATAATACGTTAAAACGTCTTCAAGAATTAGAAGGTAGAGATGCAGGTTCTTTAACTCCTGGTGAGTTTTGGGGTAAGTTTATACTTGACCAACCTCTCACTGCAAAGGCTGGTGGTGAAGAAATATCAACATGGACTGTAGAGAACTTACAAATAGCTGATGCTCTCAATAGAACTCTCTTAATGAGAGTAAGAGATTTAGCTGCTGGCGGGACAGAAATGTTAGGTAAGACTGACATCTTTGCTACAGACGGTGTTATGAGAAATATTGCAGATAACCTTGTATTAGGATTATCAGAAGCTAAGCGTACTCGTTATACTTGGGGATTGGTACGAGAGACCTTGAATCAAAATGGTGGTAAGTTAGATGCTGATGTAATTAGAGGTATCAATGCAAATGTAGCTAAACGAGCTGATCAAATTCATGGTGAAACTCAAGATGCTATAAGGTTAATGATGAGGATGTTAGAAAATAACGACTCTCAAGAATTAGCTGAAGGTATGTTAGAAGCCTTCCAGATGTCTAATAAAATACATAACTGGAAAGATTTCGATGCCTTTATAAGATCTAAGATCAAAGGTGGTGAGTTTGACGGTAAGGTTCATACAGGTGCAATGATACGTGAGCTACAAGCTGTCATGGTCAATAGCATACTGAGTGGTCCTAAAACACCATTAAGAGCTATACTTGGTACTACTACCAACGCTTACTATAATAGCTTTAACGAAGCTGCAGGTGCACTAATACGGACACCGTTTACAGGTGATCTAGTTCAAAGAAGAGTAGCGTTTGCCAAAGCAAAAGGTATGATTGAACTTATACCTGAAGCTTATCAAGTATTTAGAAATAATATAAAATCAAAATTCTCAGGTGACTTTGCGAATATAAGAACTAGATACTCAGAAGCTCCTACACAGGGAGACTTAGATTGGGATATGGTAACCCGTTGGACTGAACGTAACGGAACAGATGGTGACAAAGCAGCTCTTTACATTACTGATCAAGCTAGAAAACTTAATAATAATAAACTTCTCGGTTGGTCGCCACGTGTAATGGCAGCAACTGACGATACGTTTAAGTGGTTACTAGCTAGAGTCAGGTCAAAAGAAATGGGCCTACGTCAAGTAATAGATGAACTTGGTGATAGTTCTGCTGATATAACACCAGATATGCTGAAGAAAGCTGAAGATATTCATATGAATAATATGTTGGATATCGACGGTAATATAGACTTACGTAAAGATGCTTGGTTAAAGAAACAGTTTGAAGAAATTACTTTAACAGGCGAATTAAAAGGATTCGCAGGTGCCTTAGATAAAGTGATGAATGAATTTCCTTTGACTAAACCGTTCTATCTATTTGCTAGAACAGGTATCAATGGATTAAATTTAACACTTAAAAACACACCAGGAATAGCTCTTTTACATAAAGAGACTATTGACATCTTACGTCATACAGGTGATGATTTCACTGAATTAGCACGTTACGGTATTACAAATGCTAATGACCTTGCTAATGCTAAAAGCCTGATAACAGGAAGACAAGCCGTAGGATCTGCTGTTGTATCTATGATGGGTATGAAGTATATGTCTGGTCAGTTAACTGGTAACGGACCTGCTGATAAACAACTTAGGCAGAACTGGGTTAACGCTGGATGGAAACCTAATCATATATATTTTGGTAATGTAGGATTCGATTATTCTTCAATTGAACCTTTCAATGTTATATTCTCCTCTATTGCTGATGTTGGTGATAATATAGAATTAATGGGTTCTGATTGGGCTGAGAAAAGATTCCAAGCAGTGGCATTTGTATTAGGTCGTGGTTTAACAAGCAAGACTTATATGTCTGGTTTAGATAATATGATGCAGCTAATTCAAATGAAGCCTTGGGCATGGAATAAGACAGCTGCTAATGTACTTAATAACAGTATACCTTTAGCAGGTATGAGAAACGAATTTGGTAAATTTGTAAATCCACATATGAAGGAATTAAATTCTGATATATGGTCTGGACTTAGAAATAGAAACCAAGCTACTGAATTCCTGGCTCGTAACCCTTTGACAGAGAAAAGTGATTTGTTAAATGGTAAACCTATAAATAATTGGAACTTTATTGGTAGAGCATTTAATGCTGTATCACCAATTCAAATAGATTATAAGAGTTCATCACCTGGTAGAAAACTTCTATTAGATAGTAACTACGATCTTAAATCCACAACGTATGCTTACAAAGGATTTTCTTTTGTAGAAAATGCTCAAGTAAGAAGTCACTTTCAAAATGCTATAGGAAACGCTTCTATTACATACAAAGGTAGGACATTTAAAAATCTAGAAAAAGCATTGGATTTTGTAGCTACACAGAAAGATATACAAATTTCAATGGCTAAGATGAATGCTAATAGAAATAATCCATCAGAATGGGACATTAACCCTACTACATATCCTCATAATACTGTCATAAATAACCTTATGCAACAAGCTAGGGCGAAAGCTTGGGCAGTTATTAATGATCCTAACCATCCAGGATACTCAGAATTATTAAAAGTAAAGACTGAGAAAGACGGTCTAAGCCAACGTACAAGGGATAACAGACAGGAGATATTAGACCTTAGTTTCCCACAGAAAAAGATCGATTTATTCCCTAAGAACTAAATGGCACATACAAAAGTAACGAAAACCGGTACCCAAAATAATGGTACTGCGAATACATTTAGCTACTCAGGGAGTTTCGATGTATTCAAAGCGACTGAAGTTAAGGTAGATTTAGATACTATAGCTCTAACTTACACAGCTTCAACAATAAATGAATCCGCCTCCCCACGGGAATATACAGTAGATGTTACAGCCAAAACAGTCCATATCGGTGGAGCTGATTTAGCTGGTACTAATGATGTTGTCATTAGACCTTTTACTGATATGGGAGCTCCTTCACCAAGAGCTACTTATACACCTGGTGCGTCTATTACATCTGAAGACCTTAATAATAACCAACTGCAGTTAATGCGGAAGGCTATGGAGTACGACGAGCAGAAGTTATCTTCTACTGGTGGTACTATGACAGGTGATCTTGAACTTAGTAAAGATATTAATATTACCTTTGAAGGTGCAACAGATGACGCATATGAGACTACTCTTACTGTAGTTGATCCTACAGCAGATCGTACTATCAGCCTACCTAATGCTACCGATACTTTAGTAGGTAAAGCAACTACAGATACTCTAACCAACAAAAGTATTGATTTAGATTCTAATACTGTATCTGGTACGCTTTCAGAATTCAACGCAGCCTTACAAGGTGATAGTTTTGTTTCACTGACTGGTTCAGAAACGCTTACTAATAAAACGTTAGCTAGTCCCACTATTACTACTCAGTTTAATATAGGTAGTGCTACCATTACTGAAGCTGAGTTAGAAATCATAGATGGAGCAACAGTATCTACTGCTGAACTTAATAAGTTAGACGGAGCTACTGCTAGTACTACTGAACTCAACTATGTTACAGGTGTAACCTCTGGTATTCAATCACAAATAGATGGTAAGCAGCCTTTAGACGCTGATCTAACAGAATTATCATCTATGCAGACAGGAGCCGCTGCAAAGCTTAAGGTTCTTACTGCAGATGAGATAGAGAAAATAGATGGTCTTACAGCTACAACAGCAGAATTAAACAAAATAGATGGTTATACGGGATCTGCTACTGACTTAAATATAGTCGCTAGCATGACTAAGCAGACAACTATAACTGATCAAGATACATCGTATCCTACATCAGGAGCTGTTGTTGATTACGTAGCTGCACAGATAGCACCTATTGGTGGACTAGAAGTTATAGCTACAGACGCTGCATTCCCTAATGATCAACCAGCATCTGGTGTTGTAATTAGTATTGCAGACGCTGGAGGCTTAGTTGTAAATGGATCTGGACAAAGTACTACAGGTAGAACTGTAGGTGCTTCTACTGTAACTATTAATGGTATCAATTCTTCATTCCATAGTACTACTATAGATGCTGGAATTGGTATGTTAGTGACCTCTACAGGAGCAGGTCAGATTTATAACTACCATAAAACAGTTATAAAAGAAGCAGACGTAGCTCAGATATCCGATGATATAAACGATTTTAACAGTAGATACCGCATAGGAAATTCTGATCCTGGTAGTGATAATGATGAAGGAGATCTCTTCTTCAATAAAACTGCTAATAAGATGAAGGTCTATGATGGATCTAGCTGGGGTGAAGTTACCTCTACAGGTGAATTCAAATACCTTGTCTTATGTAATGCAGGTACTACTAATGCTGCTACTTATAATGGTTCAGATGTTAGCTATGATTTAAAAGAAACTAGTACATCAGGTAGTGCAGCTAGTGTAACTAGTGCAGCACAACTAATTGTTAGTATCAACGGTGTTATACAGAAACCTAATACAGGAACTAATACATCAGGTCTAGACGGATTCGTCATGACTGATGCTGATACCATCAAGTTTTCTGCAGGACCACCAGCTAATGCTGAAGTCTTCGTAGTACAGATAGGTTCAGCTGTATCGGTAAGTGTACCAGCTAATGACAGTGTAACAGCAGCTAAACTAGATTTACCTATTGTTGCAGGTGATGTTATATATGGTTCAGGTACTGATACTTGGGCTAGATTAGCAAAACCAGCTTCTAATAAGTTCTTAAGAAATACTAGTGGTGGTAGTCTCTCATGGGAAACAGTTGATTCAACTCCAGAAGGTACTGCTATTAAATCTACAGGAGAAAGTGGTGCATCTAAATATCTTAGAGAAGATGGTGATGGAACCTGCTCTTGGCAAGAAGTTGTAGGTGCTGTAGCTGATGGATGTATATTTGAGAACGATCAAACAATATCTAATAATTATACTATTGCTTCTGGTAAAGGAGCACACAGTGTCGGACCTATAACGGTCAATGCCACTGTAACTGTAAACGGAAACTGGGTGGTTAGCTAATGGCAATTACAATTAATGGAACTGCGAATACAGTCGCAGGATTAGCCGTTGGTGGACTACCAGACGGCACAGTAGATGCAGATTCAATTGCATCAGGTGTTGTACCAGCCTTAACAGGTTCAACAAATAACACTGTTACAACAGTAACAGGATCAAATGCTATTCAAGGTGAGGCTAATCTTACCTTTGATGGTACTCATTTAGGCGTCGGGACATCAACACCAGCTGTTGTATCAGGTGGACCTGGTTTAGTTGTCCATGGTACTACAGCTCCTCGTATTAGATTAACAAACGATA